CGACGAACGGTTCCCACGTCGAGAACTTCTCCGGCGTGGGAACCGTTCGTCGGCGGGGACTGCAAGTTTCTTGAGACGTCGGGGTGGGATCAAAGCGAGTTTGTGTGGCGCCCGGAGATCGTGGCGCTGCTTGGTCATAACACGTAATCAATTGTGCGTGGGGTACAAGAGATGAAAAAGTTACTTTGGGTCGGGGATGGACCAGACGTACCGAGCGGGTTCGGCCGCGCAACGCGCGACATCCTGCAAACCGTGCAGACGCAGTACGACGTCACCGTGCTCGGCCTGAATCATCGCGGTGATCCGGGCACCGTGGCGTATCCTGTGTATACGGCCGCCGCGGGTGGCGACGCGCTGGGCGTTGGTCGTTTGTTGTGGCTGTGCGACCGCGTGCGGCCCGACGTGATCGTGTTGCAGCAGGACGGCTGGTTCATCCCCTACTACTTCGCGCAACTGCGCAAGCGCTACCCGACGGGCGAGTACGTCTATCCGGAGCACGCCGCGATTCCGGTCGTCGCGGCCGTGGCTGTCGACGGTCAGAACTTCCGAGGCGCGTGGCTCAAGGACGTGACGCTCGCCATCTTCTGGACGCAGTTCGGCCTCGACGAGGCACGGCGGGGTGGCTATGCCGGCGAGGCGCGCGTCATCCCGCTCGGCGTCGACCGTGACGTGTTCTACCCGGTCGAGCGCGACGGGGCACTCATGCGGCAGAAGGCGCCGATGCTCAAGGACCGCTTCATCGTCGGCGCGGTCAACCGCAATCAGTACCGCAAGCGGTGGGATCTGACGATTCAGTACTTCGCCGAGTGGGTGCAGTCGCGCCACATCACGGACGCCGAGCTGTTCTTGCACACGGCGCCGACGGGCGACGAGGCGGTCAACGTGCAGCAACTCGCGCAGCACTACGGCATCCTCGACTACCTCGCTCTGCGCGAGCCGGAGATGTTCTATGGCAACTCGGACGACGACATGCGCGACACGTACAGCTTCATGGACGCCTGCATCAGCACGTCGATGGGCGAGGGCTTCGGTCTGACGACGCTCGAGGCGATGGCGTGCGGTGCCCCGTGCATCGTGCCTGCCTGGTCGGCCCTCGGTGACTGGCCGCGTGGCGCGGCGATGCAGGTGCCGTGCACGTCTCTCGCGATGAACGCGACCGCGTCGGTGAATGGATCGGCCGTCATCGGCGGCGTGGCCGACAAGCGGGCGTTTATCGACGCGCTCGACACGCTCTATCGCGATGCCGACCACCGTCGGGTCATACGCGAGCTAGGCCTCGCGCGTGCACGCGAGGAGCGGTTCCGATGGGCGGTCATCGGGCAGCAATGGTGCGATACGCTCGCGCACGTGCTCGCACCGGCACCAGTTGAGGACGGAGAGATCTGGCAGGAGCTGAAGGCATGATTAAGGCCTCGATGGTCGGTGCGGACAAGATGATCGCGAACCTGCGCAAGATCGCGGACATGTACCCCGATCATGTCGCGGCGGCGCTATTTCAAGAGGCGCAAATCGAGATGACCGAGGCCAAGCGCCGCACGCCGGTCGACACGACACCGCACGCGCCGCACCCAGGGCAGTTGCGCCGCTCGGGCACCGTGCACAACCCGGTGCGCAAGGGACGCACGATCTCGGTGACGCTGTCGTTCGGCGGTGCCGCGAAGGACTACGCGATTCACGTGCACGAGAACCCGGACGCGCACCATCCGATCGGGCAGTATAAGTTTCTGGAGAGCACGTTGAACGAGTCGCGTGCGCACATGGGCGAGCGCGTCGCACGGCGCATTCATTTCAGCAAGGTGAGGGTATGAACACCAAGCGCGTCAAAAAGGAACGTACGCCTGAGACACCGTTCGTCGTGTCGCGCTCGGAGCATGGGATGGTGATCCGCGCGACGACCGGCAAGTCGTGCGCCGAGTCGATGGCCGCGCACCTGGCGTGGATGCAGAGCGTGACGCGCAAGTATGCCGAGCAGCGCGACAAGGGGAGGATCTGATGCCATTCCTCGACGAGATCAAGGACCGCCTCGTGGCGCAGGGCGTCGGCACCTACGGCTCGAACATCTTCCTCGGTTCGAAGGCCGTCATCCCGACGGGTGACGGGCCGTATCTCTCGATCATCGAGACGGGCGGCACGGGTGCCATCCGCACGCACGGCACGGCGGTCGTCGAGAAGCCAACGGCGCAACTGCTCTGTCGCGCCAAGACGAACCCGGCTGCCCGCACGATGCTCAAGGCGGCGTATGACGCGCTGGGCGGCGCGAAGGGGCTGCACAACGTCACGTTATCGGGCACGTTCTATCAGAACATCGTGCCGCGCCAGTCGATCACCGACATCGGGTTGGACGACGACGCGCGCATCATGTTCACGTACAACATCGACGCAGACAAGGGACCGTCATGAAGAAGCACTTTATTTGGCTGTGGAACGACAACGCGTGTGTTTGGATCGGTTGGTTAAAGAAAAAGTTATGACCAGTATCTTATTGAATTGTGATTTACACGTGGGAGAAAGGCGGGCCGTTTCACCTCGAGTAAGTTGACGGCCAAACCACCGCATCACGGGCAATTCTGCCCGACGGTGTCCGGCTCTTATACAGGAGTAGGACCATGCCATTAAGCGGACACGGCGCACTCGTGCAGCGAGCGCCGATCGCCACGCCCTCGACGTTCACGACGATTGCCGAGCTGGGCGATATCACGTTGCCCGGCCTCACGCACAACGAGTTCGACGCGCTGCAGCACAACCAGAACATTGACTCGTACGTCATGGGCGTGCTGCGACGCGATCTGTTCACGATCAAGCTGAACTTCTTGCCGTCGGACGCCACGCACGATCACCTGACCGGCTTGATCAAGTCGTGCACGACGAACCCGCCGCCGATCGACGGGTTCAAGATCATCTTCCCGGACCTCGTGAACACGTGGGTCGCCTCGGGCCAGGTGAAGGACATCAACAACATCACGCTGCCGGTCGACGGATTGTCGACGGCCGATTGCGCCGTGCGTTTCTCGGGCCGCATGGTCATCAACGGGGTGCTTATCGGCTCGTAACCCAGCTGCCCCACGCAGCGTCGCCGCTGGCCCTCTGCCGGGCTCAGCCGACGGCGACGTATCAGGAGCCCGGCACTCGAAGAACAGAGGCACTCGAAGAACAGAGGCATTTACAGAAGGAGGAGCAGCATGTTCACGGTCAAGCACGTCGCACCAAACGGGGAAGAGCACGTCGTGTCGGTCACGTCGGTGCAGTTCGATCGCGAGGCGAACGTCTTGCGCGGCCTCGGGGCCGACGGCGTCGCGTTCGTAGGGTGGACGGCGGGCCACGCCTACGTGATGAACGAGAGCGGCCGCACGGTTGCCGTCTATAACATCGCGATGCCGGTCGGGACGGTGCCGGTCGCAGCAGAGCAGGTGGCGCATGCGCGCGAGGTTGCGCGCAAGGCGACGAAGTAGCAGCACGGTTTACAAAGGAGCAGAAACCATGGCAGACGAAACGAAGCAAGATGTGATCTACGGGTCGGTGGAAGATATTGTCGCGAGTGGTGCGTCAGAGGTCGAGTACGCCATAGTCGACGGGTTCAAGCCGGGGCAAAAGGTGCGCATCGGCTCGGTGACGGCCGGTGACATGATCGAGTGGTCGGAGGCCAACGAGGGTGAGGCGAAGAAAACCGCCGGGCTGCGACTCATCACGAAGAGCCTCGTTGACAAGGATGGCAAGCGCTACGCGGCCGATCCCGTCAACATCGCCAAGTTCCGCACGATGCGCCACAAGGAAACCGAGCGTATCGTCAAGGAGATCTTGAAGCTGAACGGCATGACGGTGAAGGCCGACAAAGACGCAAAAAACGACTAAAGCGAAGCCCTCGGCGTCGCTTCGCATACCGGATGGCCGTGAGGCTTGGCATAGAGAACGTCGAACGACGTATTCTTAAGGGCCTCACGGCTAAGCAATTCGCCGACTGGTGGCACTACGCACAACTCGAGCCGTTCGACGAGACACGAGCTGATTATCGGGCGGCATCGATCGTGGCGATGATCGCGAACGTCAACCGAGGGAAGAAGGACAAGGCATTCACGCTCGAAGACACGGTGCTGCGGTTTGGCGAGCGCGAGGAGAAAGAGAAGCCCAAGCAGACGCCCGCGCAGCAGTTCGCGATGCTGAAGATCTTGGCGGCGATGCACGCGCACGACGGACC